ACATACTTGTAACCAATCCAAGCTCTAAAATACAGGATATATCTGAAGCAGTAGGTGTTTCAAAAAATACGATTCGCAACTGGATGAAAGAGCCTGAGTTTGTAGAAGTCTATTACCAGAAGTATATGGTTACATTTGGAGCTAAATTGCCTACTGTACTACAAAGTATGATACGAGAGGCAGAGGCTGGAAATGTGCAGGCTGGTAGATTAGTGCTAGAACATTCAGGTAAGCTCATTAAACGAGTAGAAGTAGCCAATAATCAGAGTCCATTTGAAAAATTCTTAAACAATCAGGCATCAGATATGCAAGAAATTGCCACGATTGATGCAGAAGTAGAAGAGATCGAACCTGAGTTCAAGATATTACCAGAACGCCCCATAGTACCCCCAAAAAACGCTTCAAAAGTACAACAACTCAGAGAACTAAAGAAGAAAGAAGAGAAAAATCGTAAGCGTAGAGAAGCTAGGCATTGGAGAGAACGAGCAGAAGCCGTAGGGGTGAGTAAACCAGAACGAGGTAGACAAACAAAAGCTCAAAGAAAAATGTGGCAGGACAAAGTAGTAGCAAGAGAAAAAGCATTAAATGTTACCCCCCATACTGAAAAATAGGGTGGGGTATTTTTTAAAAACTGCCATAGAATGTATTTAAATGCCTATAAAAAGATTTTAGGGTACTGAGATTTCCGATACATATATATTACATATATATAATAGATATATCTTATATACTATGCTGAGATTTTGGCATGGGTAGTTTTAATGCTGTTTTTACAGAAAATGACTTACATTCAGGGCATTGTTCTTTTTCAGAATCAAACTTAACAGATACTACTTCCCAAAACCAATTACAATCCATACATAAACATTGCCTAATCTTGTATTTTTTCATGACAGTCTAACTTTCTCCCCAGATACCCAAATCACCTGAATGTCTAATTAACTCTTCCCAAACTTCTATATCAACTTCTATTTGTGTTTTTTTAGTCATTTTTTGTACTGGAGCTACTGTTTTTGCTAGAAATCCTAGTATTTCGTTATTCATTAAGTTAATTTCTGTAGAATTTTCTAATTTACCATCCAATTCTTTAATTGAAGATTCTAGCATCTCCATACATTGCAATAGTAACTGCAAGTAGTATTCTTCTGTCTTTTCCATCCTTACTCCTTATTTTTTAAATGCTTTTCTTATATCTTCTGAGAATTGCTTGTCTAATTTGTCTTTATTTTTAGCTGTAGTTGCTATGAATGGTCTTGCTACAGCAAATACACCATAAGGAGGCTGGAATCCATCATTTTGCTCTTTACCATACCCCTTCATAGATAAAACATTATCTTTACTTTTTATACTGTTAAGTAAAGCACCAGTTTCAATCAAAGGTTTGACACTATTATTACCCTTTGCCTTTCTTAATGCTAAGGTACTACCTCTTAAGGGGGTTAATGGCTTTCCATCAACTCCAGTACCATTATTTATGTTCGCTTTTGATCCTTCTTCAGCACCTTTTGCGTAAGCAGAAGTATATTTTTTAATTGCTTTTGGCAGTTCCCTAGCGAGTTTTCCAAAATCAAAATTAACTTTTACTTTAATTTCCATCTTGTTCTTCTACTATTTCTTGACCATTATCAGATTTGTTATCATCTATTATGTTTTGTGCTTGATCTAATGTAATATCTTTATTATCTCTTACCATGATCTTAGCTCTGGTTGTAAGATTGTTTTTAAGGTCAAATTCATCTTTAAGTATTTGATCTTGAACTGTTTTAGGATACTCTACTTCTTGAAAATCAACTCCAAACTCTTCTGGTAGTGCTATTCCATTATATTCTGCTATGGCACGTTCTATTCTGTAGAAATCTTGCTCATACAGTCTCCATAAAGCAATATCATCATAATAATCTTCTTTACGCTCCATATCCTTAATCATAAGGGAAATACCACTAGGAACTTCGCCACCACTTTCTGCCCATTGCATCCATAAGTGATTATTTGATGCTACCAGCTCTATTTGAAACTTAATATTATTAATAGCCTCTTCTATATTACCATTTGGACTTGTTATATTGTAAGCACCTTCTTCACCCATGTCTAATATAGTATTTGAACCTGCCCTAAGCATACTTTGATCTGCTCTTAGTCCTGTAACCCACGGCTGTCCAAACATATTAAATCTCATACCTAAATTCATTTCAGTTAAGGCAATATTTACTTGCTCATTACAATTTACTATGTCAGATGCTCCTTCTACATAAAAAGAATCAATTTGATCTTCTCTATGTGTAAATACAAACGGCATTAACCCATAAGGGTTTTCCATTTCTTCTAACATTTCGCCTTCTTCATTCAAAATACCATAGCTTTCAGCACTCCAGTATTCCCATTGAAGATTATCGGCATTAGATAAATCTGCCGTACTATTTAATAATGGATAGACAATAGATTCTGGAACAAATGGATCATCTCCAAAGTACACTTCAAAGTAGTAAATTGGTCTATAGTCGAAAGAATCTCCTCTCCAATGAATACGATTAGCAACAGTACCTAACAACCTAGTCATTCTTTCAGAATGTTTCATTCTAACATCTTTTGTAGGTGTTAAAAGCTCATAACGCTCTGTCATATCACCTAAGTTTCTTTTAGCACCTAAGCTATATATTCTGCTAATTTTATTGATAAACTTCCTAGTAAAATTTGTTAAACTAGGTGGTATTTCAGAAAAAGCATCACCACTAAAGTAATGGCTTATGTAACTTCCTGTAGATGTGCTAGAATAGTAATCGAGATACTTTCTTATCTCGTTTCTCCTATCGTGAGACATCATTAGTTTAGTTTCAAGCAATTTATCTTTCATCATTCTATCAATCATCTTTGAATCCTTTTCATTTCTGTGTTTTTCATTGGAAATCTATTAATAATAAAATACCTAAAGGCATCATTGCCATGATCATGGTATCCATCCTTAATAGGTTCTTCTTTTATAGGTTTCCCATCTTCACTTTCAGGATACCTATACTCTTCAAAATCTTCTATTACATCCACACATCGTTTATCAACATGGATTCTTCTAGTGCCATTAGCACTTTCAAAGAAACCCCTTGTGTATGCAACACTAGCTACAATATTTCTACTCATTCTGTCTCTAGTGGATATTACTTTAATTCCACTACGCCTAAAGATTTCCATATCTCCTGCACCACTTTGCCCTTGCACATTAGCTCCAGCAGGATCACCATAGTAACTGGCTACAGGATAACCTTTAGTTTTAATCATTTTAATTAAATCTTCTGTTTTGACATTTTGTTTATGTAATATTGAGTCAAAAATCCTAATATGCTCAACATTATCTTCCCAGTATGTTTGACAAAACATTACTGCTGGCATACGATAACCAAAGTCAATAGTACAATAAGTAGGCAGATTTGGATTGTAGGGAAAATCACCGACATCAAGATCACGATGAAAATCCCAAACTTTACCCTCGAATACAGAAAACTCCGCACCAAACTCTTGCCCAAATAGTTCTTTTGACATATTTCTCTTTCTTTCTATAATGGCAGGATCATCTAATCCCTCTGGAAACTCATGTTGATTTACCCATGAAGGAGATGAATGGCTTGCCCATAATGGATCAGTAGCACCTAATTTAAACAAATCGTATATCCAATTTCTACCTTCTGGTGTTGTAATGAAAATAACTTTTCCTTTTCTTCCTGCAACTGTTGGGGATAAATACATATCCCAAATCTTTTTATTCATTTTGGCTACCTCATCAATAACCAGTAAATCACAACCCTCTCCCACAAGAGAATCTGGATTATCTGCTGACATTCCTTCAACAGTAGTTCCCCACTTAAAGCGAATGTACATATCTTTTTCAGATGCTTTATCTACATCTTCTCCATGACCTATAACCATTCGTTGCCAAACTTCTCTAAATATAAGCCTAGCCTTCCTGTAGGACATACCTACAAGCCAAATACGCTTGTTTGGTTGAGATGCAACAAATGTTGCTTCCATAGCACTTGCCCAAGTCTTGCCAAATCTTCTTCCACATACTACAACTTGGAATCTGGCATCCTGTTTTTCTGGGTAATGAAGTGCTAATTGCCCATTATGTGGTTTGTATCCTAAGTAGTCAAACCATTTTCTTTTAAATTCGTAATTTTTTTCTTGCATTAGATTACTTTTATAACTTACATTATAGTATCTATTTAATGCAAGGTTTATTCTTGCAAATTAACAACTCACTTAAGAGGTAAAAATGTCAGAAGAACAGACCATCGAGCCAGATGTAAAACAGGAAAACGCCACACAAGGCGAGAACAATGTACCCTTAACAAGGCTTAATGAAGTAATAACTGAACGTAATGAATTACGAGATCAGATGAAAGCCTTTCAAACTAAAGAGGAAGAGCAAAGAAGAGCAAAGTTGCAAGAAGAAGAAAAATGGCAAGAGTTAAACTCTGAGCTAGTAAAAGAAGTAGAATCCTACAAAGGTTATAAAGATAAGTGGGAAGATATGGATACTCGACTTCGTGAAACTGCTTTATCTAGACTTCCTGAATCTAAAAGAGAAAAATTTGCTAGTGTTGATACCGATATACTTCTTAACATAGTTGAAGAGTTTTCTGAAGTAGAAAAACAAAACCCACCAGATAGAAAAGGAACTGTACCTTCAGGTACTCCTTCTGATTGGGTGTCTATGCCAGATGATCAAAGAAGAAGTAATTGGCAAGCAATACTAGATTCATACATTAAAAGGTAAAATAAATGGCAAAACATTATCAAGGTAATCCAGTAACAACTACAACTGATCAGCATTTTATCCCAGAAATTTGGGCAGATGGTATCTATAAATTCTTTGAAAGAAAAAGTGTATTCAGAGGTCTTATAGATGACTACTCAGCACTAGTCGGATCAAAAGGCTATGGAGATGCGATCAATATTCCAGAAATGAGCTTAATTAGTGCTTCAGATAAATCAGCAGGATCAGATGTATCCTATGATGCAACTGCAACCACTACAACTCAGCTTTCAATTAATAAGCACAAGTATGTCGCAAAATTATTTGAAGATGTAGCTTTAATTCAGTCAGAGGCTGATTTAGTAGCTAAGTATTCAAGAATGATGGGTGAAGCTCTTGCTCGTCAGGTTGATGCTGATATTTGGGGTGAATTAGATGGATTAAATGCTTCTCAAGCATTATCTGCTGATGATACATTGACAGCTTCTGTATTCGAGTCTGCTCTTGCTACACTAGGTGAGGCTGATGTTCCTTATATGGATGGTGAATGTGCTATGGTTGTTAATCCAACTTTATTTGCAGATATACTTAACCCATCTGCTGGTATAGCACAGTATTTCATTCGTAATGATGCTGTTGGTGAAGGTAATCGTGGACTAAGATCAGGAATGGTTGGCTCACTTTACGGAATCGACGTATATATGAGCAATACAGTTTCAACTGCTGGTACAAGTTCTACAATCCCAGGTGCGATTTTTCATAAATCAGCTTGTGTTTTTGCTTCACAGCAGGAAGTTAGAGTTCAATCAGAATATTCTGTTGATGCTTTAGGTACAAAAGTTGTATCTGATTTATTATATGGAGTCAAGTTGATTGATGATTCTGATAATAAGAAAGGTGTTAAGTTTACTAACGTAGACTAATAACCTAGTTTAAATTGGGGGTAGGTTTTTCCTGCCCCCATTAAATTGGAGGTTTTATGCAATATTGGTTTAAAAATGGAAGAATAGAAAGACTTGAGGATGAATTACTTAAACGACATCCTGAAAAATTAGACGAGTTAAAAGCTAAAGGCTATATTCGTATAATGAGTGAGAACGACTATTCTCCGTTTAAGAAAAAGACTGTAAAGTCTGTTGCAAAGAAACTTGTTAAAAAAGTGAAAAAGAAAAAGAAATAAAGACTAAGACGATCTCGTTCACGCTTTAGTCATTAGCTTAGAGAGGAAGAAAAAATGGCAGATTTACATACATATTCAGTACAAGAAGCATTAAACACAACAACTGGTGGAGGTTGGACAGTTGCAAGTGTTGGAACTGCTGGAAGTTCAGCAGATGTCGCTAATACAATTCATAAATCATTATTAGGTAATACAGGAACACTTGGTATTTATAGTGCAGTAGAGATTTATTTTAATTTTACAACAGCAGAAGCCAATGTAAATGCAAGTAATGATTTAATTATTCCAAAGAATACAATGGTATTTATTACAGTTCCTAGAGGACTAGGGAACACAATTTATTTTAACTACAATTCAACTAGTACAACTACTGGTGCAGTTAGATTGGTGGAGTGCTAAATGCAGAGTTCTATGATTAAATCTATTACTGAGGACTTTGGTAATGGAGGAACAATAGATGGTGACCTCACTATATCAGGAGATTTGCAAGTAAGTGGTGGTGGTTCACTATCCTTTGATGAGATAATTCAAGGTACGCAAGTAATTGACGTAACCAATACAGAGGCTTTATTAGTTCGTAAGAATGATGATG